TAAATCAATAATAGAATAATATGAAGATGTTGGTAATAATTTATTATTAGCATATAAAGAACTAGTTACAAATGATCTAACAGGATATCTATCTTTAACATATACTCTTAATTTAGCATATTCATTCTCATAAAAAATATTTTTATTATTTGATAGTGATACTAATATGTTATTATTATTTACAACTGTACTTGATCCTGTTGTGAATGTACTGTCATTCCATTTAAACTCCAAACATGGAGGATAAATTGTATTAGTATCTCTTGAAAAGAAATCAAATATATATTTATAATTTACATCAAATTCTATTGAACTTGTGTTACGAATAATAAATCCATTATTTGAAATCACACTAGCTGTCCAAGCAGCTACAATTGATGTAACATCAACATTAATATCTTTAGATGAAAAATAATTAAATGTTTGAGACTTAGTATAACCAGATGATGTATACCAGGCTGCTCCTCCAGTATTTCCAACATAAAAAGATGATGTAACTCCAGTTGGTAAACTAGAAACAGTCCAAGCATTTGTTTGATTAGCATTTCTATATTGCCAACTACAACCATCATCTGTTTCAGGAATATTATTAAAACGTCCTGTACCCATATCCCAACTCTGATATAATGGATTTATTTCAATATTAAAATTAGTTGGAATACCTTCTACATGAGCATTATATAATTTTAAGGAAGCAGTATAATTAACACCTGATTTAGTTATAGCTTCAGAAATATCATCATTGTCAAATTGAATTAAAATACGACTGGTTGATGATGATGAAAAAAGGTTTGGTGCTTTTTTAGATAAATCTAAAATAGCATCTAATCCAGCATTCAGAGTATTATAGTCTGTGTAGATTGTTGTGTCCTGTGAAGGAAATATTTTGTAAACACCCATTTATAATAGTATTATTCTAGTATAAATATGAGATAGTTACAGAAATTATTTCAATAAATTATAGTATTCCTTAAAATGTTTTTGACGGTCTGGTAAACCAATTGTACCCCCATTAACACATTTAGTCACAGCTAATACAGAAGCATCAGAAGCATCAATACATTTACCTAAACAATTTTTGTGAAAAAACCAAGCAGCAGATAATAATGGATATTTTGTTGCTACTAAATCTGGTGTTTCAACTAAATTTTCAGGGACAACTTTATCAAATTCAGTATAGTTAGCTTTACCAGTTAATTGAATGTAACCACGGCCACGGAATTTATAACCTTCACCTGTAGCTTCAGCACCATTACCCATACGTCCACCATAAACTAAATTAGCAATTTTTTCTGGCTTACGCTCATATAATTTTGCTTTAGCTTCTGTTGGAAAATATTTTTTAAATATTGTTAATAAACCTTTAGCTCCATAATTTAAGTTTTCATTAACTGCTTTAAAACCACCTGATTCATGTCCACATTGAGCTAAAAAATGAGATAACTTGACAGCAGTATCAATTTTAAATTTTTCCATTACCTCAGGAATTTGAGCTATAACACCATCTGGAATGTGTCCTTTTAATTTACTTAAATCCATATTTTTTGGTTTAATAGGTTACTACTTTTCCATAAATATCAGTGTCAGGAAATCTCACTTCAAAAATCATAGGATCAAGTGATGGGTAAATAACACCTTGTTTTGTAGCTGCTTTTATATCATATGAATATGGTGAATAATTACCTCCAGCTAAATTTATAATATCAACATTAATTACTGATTGAACACCCATAACAGTACCAATTAAATTATATATATTTGAATAAATAATTGGTTGATTAATTTCCCATTTATCTATATTAAAATAGTTTTGTATTTCTGCTATAGCTCTAGCTAATACTTCTTGTGAATTATAAGATGGTGATACTGTTATATCAAATGATACTTTTATATTAGCATAATAAGCATCTTTAATAATAATAGCATCACTAGCCATTTTATGATAAGATAAATATGTTTTTAAATTTTGCTTAATAGCGTTAGAAGTTGTAGTTATTTTACCATTTATATCTGTTGATAAAATACAAATTGAAAGTGCTAAAGGATTATTAGTAATAAAATTTTGTCTATCTATATCATTAGCAACTAAATAATTTTGAGATACATAAGCTTTACTTATATAACCAAATTTAGATGGCATTGATAATGCGCGAACTAAATAATCAGCTTTAGTGACATTTCTATTTTGAGTTGGAAAATTAGCTAAAGCTTGTAAACGAATTTGTTCTGTTGATTCACCTGGTCCACCACCTGATGATGGTTGTGGATTATTAAATCTAATAGAATTTTCTAAAGTACTAATTAAATTAGAATCTAAATTATATGAATTAATAAATGGATTTATAGTTGAATTAATATTAATATCATCAGATGGTAAATTAGTTTCTATACCTCCACCAACAACATATTGTATTGTTAATGTTGTATTAGAAGGAGCTATACCATATTCATTTGTATATAGAAAATTTGATGGATCATAAGCTTGATTTAATTTACTAATTCCATCTACTAAACCTAAACCAACATTGTCTGGGTTTGGAATAATATTTTCATCAAGCATTGATGTAACACCACCACCAAACTCTAATATTAAATTATTATCATCATTAAAATGAGATACAAAACGTCTTGGTACTCGTTTTAAACGTAACATAAAACGAGCATTATCATTTTCATTAGCATAATTTGGTTCATTAGATGATATATTTAATGTTTCATCAAATATAGTATCTTGAGCTAAATAAGGTACTTCATAATATTGATTATTATCACTATCTGTTACACTTAATATTTGAATAATATTAGAATCATTTATAGTTACTGTAGGAAATTGTTCAGGATTATTAAAAGTAAAATTAGTTGTCTTAATAGTACCTGAATAAGATTTTATTTGTTTTTTAAGTAAATAAAATTGTGGGTTACCACTTCCATCATATTGATATATAGTGATAGAGGTAGGATCAAATGAAGATGAGTAACCAAAATCAACTAAATCTTCAGTTATAAAAGTTATAGATGGATTTGATTTAGATTTAATAATTGATCCTTGTTCAATTTTAAAAGTATATCTATAATCAGGATTATAATTAGGAGCTCCAGTACTTGGGATTTGTTGGTAAACATCTAATATAGCACAAGCGGCTGTAGTGACTTTAGGTCTATATCCTAAAGTATAAGCTAAAGCAATTATGTTTTTTCTTTCTTGAGCATATAATAATAATGTTTCTTGTAATTGATTATCAGTGTAAAATGATAAAATATCACCAACATAAGCAGCCATCTCAATAAACATATTACCTGGAGATGATGGGCTAAAGTCCATATATGTATTTTGGAAATATGTTCTAGCATAGTTAATAAGATCTTGTCGCAATGAAGCAAAATCTTTATTATAATATTTTATATCTGGTTGTGTTGTCATTTTATCTAATTAAATTAATAAGTCCTCTTGTTTCAACATTAACTACAACTTGCTGATTTTGTTGATTAAGTTGATAATTTATAATTATATTCACTAAATTATTATCTGGATCTCTTTTAATAATTATTGATTGTAATATAATATTAGGAACATATAATAATATTTCATCTTCTAATCTAGTTGCTAAAGCATCAAATGTTTCATCATCATTAGCTTCAAATATAGCTCGTCTAATGTCTCCACCAAAATTAGGATCATATAAACGCTCACCTTTATTTGTTAATACATAATTAATTATATTAGATTTAATTTGATCTTTAGTTGTCACAGTTGAATTAAAAACACTAGTTTTATTATTATATAAAATACTAATACCAATACCTTTTGGTTGTCCAAAGTCTTGAGGATTAAGTCTATATATTTGTCTAATTGCCATTAGATTTTACCGTCTTGTTTCATTTTACTCATTAAAGCACTAAAATCAGGTACAACATCAATTTTAACAGCATTAATATCTCCAGCTGGTCTAGTATTGGCTAACATTTGATCAACACTATTAACAACAGGAATATTAATTGGTCCACCAAAACCTTGAGCCATTGTAGAATCCATATTACCTAATGACTTCCAATCACTAGTAGTAGCTGTTTCATTCAATATCTCATTTAAAATATTATTATTAGTAAATATTTTTGGTTT